GCCAGGTTTTAGAAAAGCAAAGAGAATGTGGATATGAATTAAAGGCAGCAGAGACTAAGGTCAGAATGCAGGAGGATCATATTCGCAATTCGCAAACAACGAATGTGGGTGAGATTGATTTGAAGATTAAAGATATTTCTGTTCTGGAAGAAGAAGTCTTTGAGTATACTAAAGACATCAATATCTTTGAACTAGAAAATTTAGATATTCATACTGAAATTGTCGATGTCAAGAATCTTCAGAAAGATCTAAAAAATGCAAATGCTATCTTGAATAAACTTCAGAATAGATTTTATTATACTCAAAAGGATATTGCATTCTTTACAGAGAATGATACTTGCCCTACATGTGATCAGATTATTGATAGTGAGTTCAAAGATCGGAAATTATCCGAGCTTCGTAATAATTCTGAACAATTTGATACTGGATGTATAAAGCTCCAGCAAAAAATTATTTCTACTAATAATCAATTAGAGGTTCTTGTCAAACGAGAGAACAAGTTAAAAGATAACATGCACAACATTAGCAGGTTGCGAGATAGGATTTCCCGTAATGAAAAATCAATCTCAAAGATTCAATTGGAAATTCAACGTCTTGATGAATCACCCGACATTGCAAAGATGCAAGGTAAGTTAGAAGTTTATCGGGAAGAACAATCTGAGATTGAAGAACGTTGTGCTCAAGTATCAAAGACAAGAGTTGAGTATGAAGTCATTGCAAATCTTCTAAAAGATAATGGAATCAAATCTCAGATCATCAAGAAGTACATTCCTGTCATCAACAAGCTTATCAATAAGTACTTGACAAGCATGGATTTTTATGTTAACTTCACTTTAGATGAAGAGTTTGATGAGATCATTAAGTCTCGCTACCGTGATGAGTTTTCATACGCATCGTTTTCGGAAGGAGAAAAACAAAAGATTGATTTGGCTCTTCTCTTCACTTGGAGGGAGATTGCTAGAATGAAGAGTAGTGTGTGGACTAATCTTCTTATTCTAGATGAAGTATTTGACAGTTCCTTGGATACTTCTGGAACTGAGGAATTACTGAAGATTCTTAAGAACCTAGATAGTTCTACGAATACGTTCGTAATCTCCCATAAGGGTGAAATTCTTATCGACAAGTTTGAAAAGAACATACGATTCGATAAGATTTCTGACTTCAGCAAAATTGTTGAGGAAGGATAGGGGGAATTAGCTCATTTGGTAGAGCACTGCCTTTGCACGGCAGGGGTGAGGGGTTCGAGTCCCCTATTCTCCATTCATAATTAATCCTGATCGGTCAACCACTTGACCTTGAGCTTGTGATCCAGTACTATGGTTTCATACAAACGAGGTCCCATGATCAACACTGAAGTCAAAGGCACTCTTGCCAAACTGCTGGCAACGGAAAATCTCAACGTTGAGCACCGTGCTGTAGAGACTGCCTACTTCGATATTGAAAATCGTGTTCTGTGTCTGCCGATCTGGAAGGATGTCAGCAATGACGTGTATGACATGCTAGTGGGTCATGAAGTGGGTCATGCCCTATATACTCCTCTGGACTATGGTGAGGCACGTTTAGAGGTGCCTGGGGACATTCTGAACGTGCTGGAGGATGTTCGTGTTGAGAAACTCATGAAACGTCGTTATCCTGGACTGGCCCGATCTTTCTTTAAAGGGTATTGTGAACTGGATCAGAAAGACTTCTTTGAACTGGAAGGTAAAAATCTTTCCAAGATGGCATTGATTGACCGTATCAATGTTCACTACAAAGTTGGAGTGGTTGGTAGTCGTACCATTGTGGATTTTGGAGAGGATGAAATCCAGTGGGTCAATCGTGCTGCTGATACTGAATCGTTTGAAGATGTGATTGAACTGGGTAAAGAACTTGTCGAATATTTGAATAGAAAGAAAGAGGACAAGATTGAAGTTCCTGTTAATGTTTCTGCTCAATCTGGTTCTACATCAGGGCAGGGGCAAGGACAAGGAGAAAATGAAGAAATGACTCACGAAGAAATGCTTGAGAAGGCAAAACAACGGGAAGCAGAGAATGATATTTCTGTCAATATGGATGGTGGTGTTGGTGGATCCTGGCAAGTTCATGAACCTGTTGATGAGATGAAGTCTGAAACTTACCAGGCCCTGGAAGAGAATCAACAGAATCTTGTGGATCAAAGTGCTAAAGAATATCTGTATGTTAATATCCCTCAACTTGATCTTAGTCAAACTATTGTTTCTTTCCAGAAACTTGTGTCTAGTTTTAGTACCTATGCAAATAGAGAGTGTGAAGACCATCAAGAGGAAAGACTCAAATGTGCCAAACAATATACGGAATATAAAAGGGAGAGTATCAAATCTGTCAACTATTTGGTAAAGGAGTTTGAATGTAAAAAAGCAGCAGATCAGTATGCTCGTGCATCAACTTCTCGCACAGGAGTTCTTGATACCTCCAGACTTCATAGTTATAAGTTCAGTGATGATGTGTTCAAGAAAGTGACTACCACTCCTGATGGTAAGAATCATGGTCTTGTGTTCTATCTTGACTGGTCTGGTTCAATGTCAAACTGTATGATTAGTACGATCAAACAACTGTATGATCTGATTTGGTTTTGTAAGAAAGTATCAATTCCTTTCCGTGTGTATGGATTTTCGGATTCATTTGTTAATGCAACTGTTTCTCCCGGCTGTCCCACACAGAATAAAAAGAAGGATCTTTATATTGATGAAAACTATCGTTTGTTAGAGTTCTTTTCATCTAAGATGAATACAAAGACTCTTGATAATATGATGGAATCGTTCTATTTCAGTTGCTGTGGATTTACGGGTTGGCGTCATACCTATAACTCTGAGTATCCTCTTTCTGGAACTCCTTTGGTAGAAACTATCGTCTCTACTCCTCAGGTTGTCGAAAAATTTAAAAGTGAGGAGAAGATCCAAAAAGTTAATGTGATTTATCTTACCGATGGTGAAGCATGTAATCCAATGTATAATGATCACATCAAAGCTTTGAACAAGGTTTATTCTCAACCTCTGTTCTATGTCACGCATACTCCTGTTCTCCGTGATCCTAAATCTCGTTATTCTCGTCAATTGCATAATAGTATCAGTCATACAAATGAGTTTGTAGACTTTATTTCCAATATTGTTGACTGCAATCTGCTTGGATTCCGTCTGTGTGGTAAATCGGAAATTCGTAGAGTTTGCAGAGACTATCAAATTAATACAGTTCAGTTTGAGAAGCAATGGGAAAAAACAAAATGTGCTGCAATTCCTAACTGCGGATTCAAAGAACTGTATCTTCTTCCTTTACCAAAAGGTCAAGTAACTTATCGTTATTGGAATCCTGACGAAGCAGAAGTTGATGATCTTGCTGTAAAAGATCCTTCATCTAAAGCACAATTGACTAGTGCATTTAAGAAACATATGAGTGGTAAGATGGTTAATAAGACAATCTTATCAAAATTTGCAGGTCAAATTGCTTGACCTGCAGGGGCATATGCCCTATACTACTTAAGTAACCGACAAACACCCACCCATGATCTCTGTCCACGACCTTCTCATCTCATCTCTGGTTCAACGTTTCGGTCCTACCGTAACTTCAGAATCACTCAAAGTATATTCTGCTGAGATGGGAATGCATTATCAGACGATTGCAAACAAACTGAAGAACTATAAAGTCGGTCGTGGACTTTGGAACCTTGAACAGGAGGTAGAGACACTGGAACACATTTACACTCAAGCGGCCGTTATTCCCGATCAGGAACAAGTATCCTTTGTTCCTCAGAAAGATCCTAGTTTTGTCCCGTTCGGGAATTTCTCTGATCTGAAGAAGGTTATTCAGTCCAAACGATTTTATCCTGTGTTTATCACTGGCATGTCTGGCAATGGCAAGACGGTGAGTGTAGAACAAGCATGTGCTCAACTTAAGCGTGAACTTATTCGTGTAAACATTACTATTGAAACTGATGAAGATGACCTTATTGGCGGTTTCCGCCTTGTTGATGGTTCCACTGTTTGGCACAATGGTCCAGTTATTGAAGCCCTCGAACGAGGAGCGATCTTGCTACTTGACGAGGTTGACCTTGCCTCCAACAAAATCCTTTGTCTACAATCCGTGCTAGAAGGTAAAGGTATTTTCTTGAAGAAGATTGGTAAGTATGTCCGTCCTGCTAACGGTTTCACTGTGGTTGCTACTGCTAATACTAAAGGAAAGGGTTCTGATGACGGAAGGTTCATCGGTACGAACGTACTTAATGAAGCATTTCTTGAACGTTTCCCAATTACTTTTGAGCAAGAGTATCCTTCAGAGAAAACTGAGGTGAAGATTGTCTCTGCTGCAATGGATGATAAAGATCCTGACTTTGCTGAGAAACTTGTACGTTGGGCACAAGTGATTCGCAAGACCTTCTATGATGGTGGTGTGGATGAAATTATTAGCACCCGTCGTCTAGTTCATATTGCCCAAGCATACAAGATCTTTGGCAAACGTGATAAAGCAATTGAGGTATGTGTGAATCGTTTTGATACGGATACCAAACAATCTTTCTTGGAACTTTATTCCAAGATTGATGCTAATGTGAATCCTGATGACGACGATAACGAATCTCCAGAAGAGATGGTTCGTCGTCATGCTCGTGAATCATATCAGGGTTGACTTATTGCTCCCTTTTTGTTATACTATAGGGGAGTTAATCCTCCCCTTCACTTTGGAGAACCTTAATTATGCAGTGGAAGTACACTGAGGATAAAATCCTCAAGGATATTGAAGACTATGTTGTGAGTACTTATGGTAGTCATTACTGTGGTCATAATGATGCCTATCGAGAGATTCAAACTATTGATTTGATGGCAGCAAAAGATTTGGCAGCAGACTTCTGTCAAGCAAACATCTTGAAATATGGCAGTCGTTATGGAGATAAAGACGGTCGCAACAAACGCGACTTGCTAAAAGTGATTCACTATGCTATGCTACTGCTTCACTTTGATAAACATTATAGTCGCATGGAAAACGGTCTTTCGGAGTTCAAAACGGTATGAGTATCTCGGTTAGCAATACTACTATTGACGCATTGAAAAATTTTCTTTCGATTAATAAGTCAATCAACATCAAACCTGGTAATGTTCTGTCTACTCTTTCTATAAACAAGAACATCATGGCACGGTTTCAAATTGAAGAGGAATTTCCTAAACAAGTTCCTATCTATGATCTTTCTGTTTTTATTGGTGCCCTTAGTTTGTGCCAAAATCCAGAACTTGATTTTACCAATGAAACTTGCCTAGTGATTAAAGATTCTGGTACTAGGTCAAAGAGTAAAATCTATTATTCAGATCCTGATCTAATTATCAGTGCTCCTGATAAAGAACTTGAAGTTGCTTCTCCTGATGTGCAGTTTGAACTCTCTTGGGAAAATTTGTCTCGTTTACAACGTGCGTCAGCAACTTATGGTGTTCAAGATCTTTGTCTGTTTGGCATTGATGGAGCAATGAATATTTGTGTCACAGACAAGAAGAATGATACCTCCAATGTATATTCTGTCGAACTTGGAGCTACCACTAAAGAGTTTTGCTATTGTTTTAAGATGGAGAATCTTAAACTGATGCAGAATCAAACTTATAACGTGTCAATTCACTCTGGCAAAGTTGCTCTATTCAGATCAACTAGTTGCAATTTGAAGTATTGGATTGCTCTTGAACCTAACACAACAAAGTAATATATGAAAGACCACTTCCTTTGGGTGGAAAAGTATCGACCTCGCAAAGTGGACGAATGTATTCTACCTTTAAATATCAAACAAACTTTTACCGAGTTTATTGAGAAGGGAGAAATACCTAATCTTCTTCTTTCTGGACCTCCTGGTATTGGTAAAACCACTGTAGCAAAAGCAATTTGTGAACAATTAGGAGTAGATTATTATGTCATCAATGGATCTGATGAAGGACGATTTTTGGACACGGTACGGAACCAGGCAAAGAACTTTGCTTCGACCGTATCACTTCAAGCAACTGGTAAACACAAAGTCATCATTATTGACGAAGCTGATAACACAACCAACGATGTACAACTCCTTTTACGGGCAAATATTGAGGCGTTTTATAGCAACTGCAGGTTCATCTTCACAGCAAACTTCAAAAACAAAATTATTGAACCTCTCCATTCCCGATGCTCAGTCATTGACTTCAGTATCCCAGGAAAGGAAAAACAATCAATCGCAGCAGAGTTCTTCAACCGTGTCAGGACTGTACTTACGCAGGAGAATATCGAATACGATCCAAAGGTTGTTGCAGAAGTAGTTCAGAAACATTTTCCAGATTGGAGAAGAACTCTGAATGAGTTGCAAAGATATTCATCTAGTGGTAAAATAGACAGTGGTATCTTAGCACTGGTCTCAGATGTAAGAATTAATAATCTTATTGATTACCTTAGAGATAAAAACTTTACTGAAGTTCGTAAGTGGGTAGTATCTAACTTAGACAATGATCCTAGTCTGGTACTTCGTAGAATCTATGACACTGCTTATGACTGTCTTACACCTGCAACTATTCCTGCAGCAGTTCTTATCATTGCCAAATACCAATATCAAAGTGCATTCGTAGCTGACCAAGAAATAAATCTGTTAGCTGCATTAACCGAAATCATGTGTGAGTGTAAATTCAAATGAACATTAAACTTATCCGTATGTCCTCAGGTGAGGACGTTGTAACTACTGTCCTTGACGAACGAGAGGATGTTATTGTTATTACTAATCCCATTGTCGCTGTTCCAACTGAAAAGGGTCAGATTGGTTTTGCTGCCTGGTCTCCTATTATGAATAGGCAAGTGCCAGAAATTGAAGTCAGTAAAAAATTTGTTGTCTTTACAACTGAAGTGGATCCTCCAGTTCATGAACACTATGTTAAACTCTTTAGTGTTGTTGATCTACCACCTGCCAAGAAAATTATTCTATGAAGACTCTAGATATATTTCCAGTTACTCTCCATAAATTTTCTAATCCAGATCCAAGACCATCTGAAGTAATTTCAATCATAGAAGAACACCAACCAGCACAAAGAAGTGGTGATTGGGCTCAATGGGAAGAAATGAGAGTACAAACAACAGACGGTGTTTTGCATAGGGAACCAAAGTTAAAGTTTTTAATGGATTGGTTTCGTCAATGTTTAAATGAATATCGTGAATATTATGGACTGGATTGTGATGGATTAGACATTGCTGTCTGTTGGGGAAATAAATCTGCTCCTGGAAGAAAGGCTGCTCATCATGTACATAATCATAATCTTTCATATGTCAGTGCTGTCTATTACATAACTAAAGGATCCCCAACCGTATTCTTAGATCCTCTTGCAAGCAAAGGTGGAACGAATATGGATATTAACTGGTCAAAGAATAGACAAATTGAAAGAGAAGTTTATCCTGAACCTGGAAGTTTAATCATGTTTCCATCATGGTTACCACATTGCTCTAGGCCTCATATGGGAAATGAACCTAGATACACCATGAGTTTTAACGCCTTGCCAACTGGAAAAATTCATGTTAACCTATACGGGTTCCCAATGGCACACATTACTCTAGATCAATATGAAACTGACTCCTGAAGATGCCATTTATGCTGCTGATAAATTCATAACCTATTACAATAAGTTCAATCGTATTGATGACTATCTCCGTTTTGTTAAGAGTAGCAGAATGGAAAATGCTGGTGGATGTTTGTTTGGTCCTGAGGATGATATCTTTTCAGAATTCAATATGAGTCCTAGCGACATGAACTTTAAAATTCATGTTGTAGATACTTCGTCAAAACCATCATCAAAGTATAATCAGAGTCTTTATTCTGAGATTCTAACTAAGACTGCATCTAATGCTATTGAGGAAGCAATCCCAGGTAGAACGCATAAGTGGATTGTAGTTGAAGAGAATAGTAAAAAGATTGTTGGTGTAGTCAGGTTTGGTTCTCCAACAATCAACTCGAAACCACGTAATAATTATTTTGGTGAAGTCCTTCCTCTTGGAGAGATCAACCAAAAGTTTGTTATGGGTTTCAATATTGTTCCAACACAACCATTTGGATACAATTATCTTGGTGGAAAATTACTGGCCCTACTTGCCTCTTCGAACTTACTAAAGAGACAGTTTGATGAAAAGTATGGTACAGATCTTCAATACTTTGAGACCACTTCTTTGTACGGAACAACCAAGGGTGTATCTATGTACGATGGATTAAAACCATTTGTCCGTCATATTGGAGATACAGAGAGTGATTTTCTTCCACTCTTTCATGATGATGAATTTCGAGATTTCTTTTGGTGGTTCAATGAACGTAATGGTGGAGAAAGATTAATCCCTGCAGATAAGTCATCAAAGAAACTGAAGATACAAACAAAGATGATATCTATCATTCGTTCTTCTCTCGAAGATGATGAGAAACTAAAAGAGTTTAATGACTGCATTACACATGCAAAAACATTGACTGAGAAAAAACGATACTACATCTCTAAGTTTGGGTATGAACCAGAAGAGGTAATTGAATGGTGGAAGGTCAAAGCAACACGTAGATACGATAAGTTGGTTCAAAGCAACACGCTTAGAACTCAGATTGAATTGTGGGAACCTGGAGTTGATTTGGAGATTATTCGATGAAGTATGAACTAAAGCATTATCTTAACTCTATCAATTATGATAAAGTAAATTTAATGGATGCTGATCCAGAAGCAGTTGAACAATATCCTCCATATATTATTAATCGTTGTCTCTCTGGATTTATGGATACAGTTCTCTATGCAAACGAGATGAACATGGCTTCGAATTTAGATAGCAAGATGCAATATGACTTTTTTATAAATAGTATTCGTAAGAGAAAACGTTTCTCTCCTTGGTTAAAGAAAGATCCCCTAAAGGACCTTGAGATCGTCAAGCAATACTATGGTTATAGTAATGAAAAAGCAAAGACTGCTCTTGGGTTATTAACCAAAGAACAATTAGAATTTATCAAGTCTAAGCTGAATGTTGGAGGAAAAAGATGATGGATACTGAAGTGAAATGGTCCGAAGAAATTATGATCGAGGTTCTCCTTAAAGAACCAGATGACTTTCTTAAAGTAAGAGAAACACTGACTAGAATTGGTGTTGCCTCTCGCAAGGAAAAGAAACTATACCAGTCCTGTCACATTCTCCATAAGAAGGGCAAGTATTATATTGTTCACTTCAAGGAGCTGTTTGCTCTTGATAGAAAGGATACTAATTTTTCGTTGAATGATGTACAACGTAGAAACCGTATTGTTCAATTACTTTCCGATTGGGGATTAGTAACTGTTGTGAAACCAGATAGTATTGTTGATGCAGCACCACTTAATCAAATTAAAGTAATCGCATATAAAGATAAATCTGAATGGACATTAGAATCTAAATATAATATTGGTAAGAAAAAAGAAGGATAATATAAATAGAGAGGACATTCTCTCACATTGAAGACATGGCTGACCAAACCAAAAGGGCACAATGTATGAGCACAGTTGTTAGGATATCAGTTTTGAGTTGGAGTGCTGCATTGCTTACCGCAAGTTATGCAGGGTTGCTTGCTAAGATGGACCCAACCTTTATTGCTACAGTATTCACTGCTGCAGCTGCTACCTTTGGCGTAGATACCCTCAAGA